GCTCTTCCGATCTAGATAGATTACAATGAAGGAATAAGTAGCTCAGCGGTACTTACAACTGGAAACTTTCAATGGATAAACGGAGTAAAAGATACAAAAGTAACTTTTAATCCTAATCCTAACGGAAGGTTTAAGATAAGTTGGGCACCAAATGCTGAGTTGCAAAACAGAGTAATATTAAAAAACGGAATAAAATATCCAGGTAATGAACACATGGGCGCTTTTGGTTGCGATAGTTATGATATTAGCGGTACTGTTGATGGTAGAGGATCCAACGGATCTCTTCATGGATTAACTAAGTTTAGCATGGAAGATGCTCCAGCTAATACGTTTTTTTTAGAATACATTGCTAGACCACAAACCGCTGAAATGTTTTTTGAAGATATACTAATGGCTTGTGTTTTTTACGGCATGCCGATATTAGCAGAGAATAACAAACCAAGGCTTTTGTATTACTTTAGACGAAGAGGATACAGAGGTTTTAGCATGAACAGACCGGACAAAGCTTGGAATAAGCTTAGTGTTACCGAGAAAGAGATTGGAGGAATACCAAACTCTAGCGAAGACATTAAGCAAGCGCACGCCGCAGCGATAGAGATGTACATAAACGAACACGTTGGAGAATTAGGAGACGGATATGGTGATATGTATTTTAATGAAACGCTAAACGACTGGGCTAAGTTTGATATAAACAAAAGAACCAAACATGATGCCTCAATAAGTTCTGGGCTAGCTATTATGGCTTGCAACAGACACTTATATAGACCAAATAAAGAAAAGAAAAGAGAACCACTTAATATTAGTGTTTCAAAGTATTCTAACGACGGATATACTTCAAAAATAATTAAAAACTAAATATGGCTGAGTCAGTTATAAAAAATTTTCCAAGTCAGGTTGTTCCTGACGTAGAGAAGTTAAGTTACGATTACGGGTTAAAAGTAGCCCAAGCAATAGAGTCAGAGTGGTTTGACGGAAACAGAAGCAGCGGTGGTAACGTAGGGTCTAGATTTAACAATGTGTCTAATGATTTTCATAGACTTAGGCTGTACGCTCGAGGTGAACAGTCTGTGCAAAAGTACAAAGATGAACTATCTATAAACGGAGACTTATCTTACTTAAATCTAGACTGGAAGCCAATACCTATTATATCTAAGTTTGTTGATATAGTCGTAAATGGTATGGCTGAAAGAAATTATGACATAAAAGTATTTTCTCAAGACCCATACGGAGTAGCGAAAAGAACTGAGTATATGGAAAGTATACTTAGGGATATGAAGTCCAAAGAGTTTAACGCTATGGCGAAAGAAAACTTTAATATGGACTTTACTGAAAACAACGCGGAAGACTTACCTGAAACGGAGCAAGAACTAGAACTGCACATGCAGTTAACTTACAAGCAAGCTACAGAGCTAGCAGAAGAGCAAGCTATAAACACGTTACTTGAAGGAAATAACTACGAGTTAATTAGAAAAAGACTTTACTATGATTTAGCGGTACTTGGTACAGCTGCTGTCAAAACTACCTTTAACACTTCAGAGGGAGTTGTGGTTGATTATGTAGATCCAGCTAGAATAGTGCACTCTTATACAGAGTCTCCTTATTTTGAAGATGTATACTATGTAGGTGAAGTTAAAACTATACCTATAAACGAGTTGGTAAAACAGTTTCCTCATTTATCAAATGAAGACTTAGAAGAAATACAAGATCAAAGCCTAACACAAGCTCACAGATACAACACTCATAGAAGAGAAAAAGATAAAAATCAAATAGATGTTTTATACTTTAACTATAAAACTTTCATGAACGAAGTTTACAAGTTAAAAGAAACTTCTAGCGGTGGAGAAAAGGCTATAGAAAAAGATGACGGCTTTAATCCTCCTACAGACAAGATTGGTGGGTATGCTAAGCTTTCTACTCAAGTAGAGGTTTTATACGAGGGAGCTATGATACTAGGTTCTGATAAGCTACTAAACTGGGGTTTAGCCGAGAACATGATGAGGGAAAAAAGTGATTATACTAAAGTTAAGATGAACTACAGTATGGTTGCTCCACGAATGTATCAAGGTAGAATAGAGAGTATAGTAAGTCGTATTACTGGATTTGCTGATATGATTCAGTTGACGCACTTAAAGCTACAACAAGTTATGGCGCGTATGGTTCCAGACGGAGTTTATTTAGACGCTGATGGCCTAGCGGAAGTTGATCTTGGTAATGGAACAAACTATAATCCACAAGAGGCTTTAAACATGTTCTTTCAAACAGGTTCTATTATAGGTAGATCTTTTACTGCCGATGGAGATCCTAACCCAGGTAAAATACCTATTCAAGAAATATCTGGTGGCGCTGGTGCTGGTAACAAAATGCAAACGCTTATAGCTAATTACAACTATTATCTGCAGATGATACGTGATGTAACGGGCTTAAACGAAGCTAGAGATGGTAGTACGCCTGACAGAAACGCTTTAGTTGGTGTTCAAAAGTTAGCCGCGGCTAATAGTAATACAGCTACTAGGCATATTCTGCAAGCTGGATTATTTTTAACTGCTGATGTGGCTCAACAGTTGTCACTTAGAATATCTGACATATTAGAGTATTCTCCTACGAAAGACGCTTTTATCCAACAGATAGGAACGCACAATGTCGCTACGCTAGAAGAAATGTCAGAGCTACATTTATATGACTTTGGTATATTTATAGAGCTAGCACCAGACGAAGAAGAAAAGCAACTATTAGAAAACAACATACAAATGGCTTTAACACAAAAGCTAATTAAACTTTCTGATGCTATTGATCTTAGAAATATACATAACGTAAAGCTAGCTAACGAGCTGTTAAAGATTAGAGAAAAGAAAAAGATGCAGGAAGAGCAAGCTATGCAGCAACAAAATATAGCTGCTCAACAACAAGCACAACAACAAACCGCTCAAGCACAAGCACAGGCTGAAACTCAAAAGCAACAAGCTGTAACTCAAATGAGTATGCAGCTAGAGCAAGCTAAATCAGAATTTAAAGCTAAAGCGTTAGAGCAAGAAGCTTCTATTAAAGAAAGACTTATGGACAAAGAGTTTGACTTAAATATGAAGATGAGGGAAATGGATAGAGAAGATGCCGAGTTATCTGAACAACGCCAAGACGCTAGATCTGAGAGAGAGGGTCAAAGAAAAGAAAGAGTAGAATCAAACAAGCAAAAAGGTAAAAGATTCGAGTCATCAGGTAATGATGTATTAGGTGACGGCTTGAACATGAATAAGTTTTAAACCAATTATTATATTATATTATGAGTGAAGAAAAACAAGAAGCACCAGAGGTGCAAGAAGAAAACACTGTTAAGGTGAGTCTAAAATCAGAAGATGTGGAAACAGTCAACAAGGTTGACCTAAGTAAAAAACCCGATGTTGAAGAAAGTACAACTAACGACTCAGGAATGGTTGGAAGCGATGAAGCTGCCGACACCCCACCGGAACAAGAAGAAGTACAGGCGGAAAGTGAAACACAAGAAGCTTCAGTACTAGAAGAAATTACTAATGACGAGCCGAGCGAGGCTTTGAAAGAGCTGGTTGATGAAGTAGAAAAAACCACTAGTGTTTTACCAGAAAATGTAGAAAAGCTAGTTAAGTTTATAAACGAAACTGGAGGGACGGTGCAAGATTATGTTAATCTAAACCGAGACTATTCTGAGATGGATAACTTAACAGCTCTTCAAGAGTATTACAAAACAACTAAACCCCACTTGAGCTCAGAAGAAAGAGCTTTCTTGATGGAGGAAAACTTTTCGTTTGACGAAGAACTTGACGACGAAAAAGATGTTAAAAGAAAGAAAATCGCTTTAAAAGAGCAAGTTGCCGAAGCGAAAGCCTACTTAGACGGGCAAAAGTCTAAATATTATGAAGAGATCAAAGGTGGATCTAAGCTTCCTAACGAAGCAAAGAAAGCTATGGATTTTTTCAATCGTTACAACAAGGAATCTGAAGAGAATCAGAAAAAATTTGAGCGAGTTAGTAACGTCTTTAAACAAAAAACTGAAAATGTTTTTAACGAAAAGTTCGAAGGTTTCGAATATAACGTTGGAGACAAAAAATTTAGGTTTAACGTTAAAGACTCTAGCGGTGTAAAAGAAACTCAAGGCGACATAAACAACTTTGTCAAAAGGTTTTTGAACGAAGATGGAACTATGGAAGATGCCAAGGGATACCACAAAGGCTTATACACAGCTATGAACGCGGACTCTATTGCTCAACACTTTTACGAACAGGGTAAAGCTGATGCTTTAAAAACTTCGGTTGAAAAAGCAAAGAACGTTAATATGGACCCAAGACAGTCTCATAGAGAAGTTCAAATTGGTGGAACTAAGTATAAAGTTTTAAGTGGAGATTCTTCTAATGATTACAAGGTTAGAATTAAAAAAGGAAGGAAATAGTTTTCTTCCATAACTTAAAAACATATTTATTATGGCAATTTCAAATCCAGGCGCTGGTCACTCCGGCGTCGCAGGTGCGTTAAATAGTGTGCCAGCTTCACAAAAAGCAACACTATCTACGAACTACATTGATTTTACCGCAGACGGAAACGACTGGGGTCAACAATATTTACCAGACTTAATGGAGTCTGAAGCTGAGGTTTTCGGTAACAGAACAATCGCAGGTTTCTTATCACAAGTAGGTGCTGAAGAGGCAATGAGCTCTGATCAAGTAATTTGGTCTGAACAAGGTCGTCTACACTTATCTTACACAGGTAAGTATGACAACAACGAAAACACTTTTACTGTTGTTACTGACATTGACGGTAACGGCTTAACAACTACTCACGGTGTTCGTATAGACGATATGGTTATCGTTGCTTACAACGAGGGTGTTATCAAGTGTTTAGTGTCAAATGTAGCTAACGACGTTGTTACATGTCTACCTTACGAGGTTGCGACTGGTGATGATGCTACTGCATTTTCTGACACAGGTGCTCCAGGCGCTGTTAACGCAACTTTATTAGTTATTGGTTCTGAGTTTGGTAAAGGTAAACAAGGACAAGGCGCTAGTACCGCGACTGTAAACAACGGTTTTGGCTCTGTTAAACCAACTCACACTTCTTTTCACAATAAGCCAATCATTATCAAAGATTACTATGAAATCTCTGGTTCTGATACATCTCAAATTGGTTGGGTTGAAATCTCAGGAGAAGAAGGACAGAATGGTTACTTATGGTACTTGAAGGCTGAAGGAGACACAAGAGCTCGTTTCGCTGACTACCTAGAGATGACTATGCTAGAAGCTGTTAAAGGTGTTAACACTGCTAACAACGCGGATGCTGCTGTAAACTCTGCTGACACTCCGTTTGGTACTGAAGGTTTATTTGCTGCTATTGAGCACAGAGGAAACATTACTACTGGTGTAACAGGTGTTAACGCTGCTACTGACTTAGCTGAATTTGACGCTATATTAGCTGAATTTGACAAGCAAGGTGCTATTGAAGAAAACATGATGTTTGTAAACAGAGCTACTAGCTTAGCTATGGACGATATGTTAGCTTCTATGAATTCTTACGGTGCTGGTGGTACTTCTTACGGAGTATTCAACAACTCTGAAGATATGGCGTTGAACTTAGGTTTCTCTGGATTCCGTAGAGGATCTTACGA